TTCAACACGGCGACCACCTACATCACAGAACCACACAGGCGGCTCGGACTTAACAACACACAGCCCGGTAACTTCTACATGCTGAACATGACTGCCTATCCCGCAAGCCTTGGTCTTACACAGGCTCTTGTTACAGAAAGACTTCAGAGGTTCTTGGTCACACGGAAACCCATACTCTTTCTTTTCATGCTGAGACTGTATCGTAACGATCTCAGAAGCTGGCAAAGGTGGTGTACAGTATTTGACGTTGATTTCTTCAAGACGTTCTCTCCACTTCTCAGGCTGTTCTTTCTTTGCACCAACTGCCGCCGCAAACATAACTGTGTTGCGGGTTCCTTCAGGTATGCCCTGACTGAACATGTGCGACAAGCAGGGTGCCCATTGATCAAATTCGTCCGCAGGTTCGCCTAGCTGTAGCTTTTCAAAGTCCTTTGGTGAAACCTTTCTGGCTTCTACCAACTCCAAAAATTCTGTTAGGTCTGCTTCTTCGCCATCTTCTTTAATTGCATAGCGCATAGTTTGTTCCGCATCAAAGTACGGAAGGTTAATAAAGTTGCCAACATCACCACGCTCGACGAGAATCTCTTCTTGCTTTGGAAATATTTCACAACCACCGTATCCAAGATACGCTGAAATCTCTGTAGCTTTATCACGAAAAACTCCCGCGCTAAAAAACTCTGTAAAGAAAAAGAATATGTGCGCACCCCCTGACTTCGAACGACACACCACGCAAGGGATGTTGTTATCACGAAGCTTCTTATCCAGCGCAACAACGTCTAGTGGATACTGGTCAATATCCAGCGCACCAAACTTACATTGATTATTCTCATTGATAGGAATAGAACCCACGCCGTTCTTACCTTCAAGGTGACCGACCACAAGCTCTAATGTTAATGGCTTCCGAACGATAAATGACTTTGCCTTTTGCTTTCCGGCTCGTCTTTCATCTGATATTTGTGTCTGTCCATGTGCGGCGCTGAAGCCTTCAAACGCTGCCATGAACCGTTCAGCTTGGTTCATAACTTACTCCGGGCAAGAGAGAAAAGAGGGCAGGGATGTTAGGGAACGGCAATAGTTAGCACTTTCCCTGCCCCCAACTGGTTAAAATGGTATGTCGGTATCGTCAGTCGTGACTGTTTCAGTCTGACTTTCTTCCCCACTACTCATCTTAATCTCACCCGCTCTGTAAGAGGTGTACAAGTCACGCGCTTCTTGCAACGCTGGCATCGGCACGGACTCCATCTCTAACTGCTGAACTTGATAATTGAACCACGAACCTTTGTCATTGGATTCCTGGGTGGACGTAAGCTTCCACGGCACAGCCCACATTGGTGGATTGAACAAGCCCTTGGTCGGGTGCATAATCTTCAGACCCGCACGACGTGTGTTCCACTGCTTCGCTACTTTCATCTGTGTCTTCTTCATGTCACAGATCATCTGAGTAGTCATGCCGTTCTCGTCATACGCAAGCACAAGGAACTGAGCGGAGCGTACCAACTCATTACCGTTTGGCAGTAACTCGTTTGCCCCGACACGCTGAGTCTTACGGATGTCTGGATTGTTTGCATCCAACTCACCCATAAAACCACCGCCTGTTTCACGAAGCTGAAACTCCAGAAACTTTGTGGTGTACGCACACATCAGTACACTCACACCGTCTTCGGCATCCCAGAACTCACCTGTAACTGTGTTGAAGATATCGCCAGCGGATGCGCCTTTAATAAACTTCGCGTCAGTCTTGATTAACTGTGGGGACAGAGGCTGGAGCAGACGCAGAAACGGTATCTGCATATCCTCCGCACCAATGGTTTCCATACCCTGACCCGCTGCTTCGTACAGGTCATCCATAATATTAGCAACTGCTGTGCTTTCTTTTTTTGCTACTGCTTCAGCCATTGTTAGCTCCTCTTAATTGTAGCTTCAGTTCCGACGTAAACACCGAACGTGTCGAAGTCGATTTCTTTGCCGCTTTCAATGCGGTTCTTTACCCATGCTTTCAGCGTCTGTGCGTGGACATGAGTCTTCTGTGCTGGCTCCAGACCCTTACTGCGAAGATCCTCAACGACATCCCCTGCCATGTTGTCTTCACCAGATTTAAACGAGACTGTCACATCGTTCTTAATGATGTCACCCTCGCCAATAGAACGAAGCCAAGTAAACGCTTCCTGCTTTTTGTCATCAGCAATACGCGCATGAACGAACTGTCGTAAAGCAACCTTGTTGCCATCGACTGTTACAGAATCCATACCCATCTCCTGCATCAGGTTCGGGATGTCTTCCTCATTTACTTTTCGTTTCTGGAATTTAAGGTCTTTCAGATATTGCTCTGCTTCTGCAATCTTCTGATCAACCTCCATTGATTGACGGATAAGAGTAGACAGAGTACTGCCTTTCTCATCGCTGACTTTGTCGAACTTAGAGGCATCGACTTCCTCATCAAATAGCGAAAACACATCGCTCATCGTACAATCTCCTGTACTTTCTACGTTAAAGTTTATCCCCTTCGGGCGTGATGGAGAGTATAAACCCACTCCCCAGAGGTATGTCAAGCAGCTTCTTGATCTGCGTTTTTAATAATATGTGCAAGCTCACCACTAACACTTCTGTCATTCTTGTCCGCACGTTCCTTCAAAACCTTGTAAAGGTCTACGGATACTGCGACTGACCGCCACTTCTTCTGGTTCATATTTGCCACCTCATGTTTCATGTGTTACCCTTTATACAACATATCTAAAACTAGACGGGGGGTCAAGTAAGATATGAGACCAGATCATAAAGTTAGAGACGGTAAACGCTCTGAACTAATCGCGGCTCAATGGTTAATCTCACAAAACTGTTACGTCTATGCTCCTTTTATTGAACAAGGTCCTATCGACCTTATCGCACTCACCCCTAAAGGTGAATTTCTTTTGTTTGATGTGAAGACTGTAGGCCGCAGAAAAGACGGCTCGATAATCTCACGAATGTTAAAACCAACTCAACAAAAACTTGGTGTTCGACTTCTGTATGTAGACCTAGAGTCCGAGAAGTGTGCACTGTATCCACATCAACTATCCCGATTTCCCACAGCCCAAGGCACTAAAAACGCCGCAAACAAAATAGCTAATCAGCACTTTTGCGGGGGTCAAGTTCCAACCATTGACGCGCTTCTTCACCCAACGTCTTTGCAGACAAATCAATCTTGTTCCGAAGAGTCTTCACAATATGAACGTCCACCGTCCCCTTTGTCACCAGATCCACATACGTCACAGAATGATTCTGACCAATCCGATGTGCCCGATCCTCTGACTGGACGCGAGTCTCCAGATTAAAATCATTGGCATAATAGATTACATTTGTTGCCGCAGTTAACGTCAAACCATAACCCGCTGTCTGTGGGTTCGCCACGAAGAACCTTGCATCTTCGAACTGGAACCTGCGAACAGCCGTCTGCCTGTCCTCATCACTGGTGTCCCCATAATATGTGACAACGGAACTCGGTCCGTGAACCTTGGCTAGTTCTGCCTCTATCTTTCTTATGTCATACCGAAACCTAGACCAGATGATTACCTTACCAGACATCTCGTTAACCGTGTCCAGGAGGGCGTCAATGCGTCTGGTTGGGAACTCGACTAACTCTCCATCGTCCGTCATCAGATGCCCACACAACACCTGCTGTAGGCGCAGTAACTGGGTCATGACTGCTGGTGCCGACACCAACTGACCATCATCTAGCAGAGCGATAGCCGCTGTCTTGATAGAGTGATAGTACTCTAGCTGTTCCTTAGACATCATTACTTCGCGGGTAGTGTAAACCTTGTCAGGTAAATCCAAAGCATCGTCCTTGGTCACCCGATAGGAAAAGCCTGTCAGCCTGTCCGATAGTTCTTCAAGGTTGCGATAGCCCACAATCTGCTGGAAACTGTGCGAACCCATGCGTTGAGTTCTCGTGATAGCGTATCGTCCTTGGAACGAATAGTAGCTGTCGAAGCCGAGTAGTTTCTTGTCCATGAATCCGCATTGCGCGTAGAGATCCATAGGCGATTTAGTAACGGGCGACCCGGTAAGTATACGCTTGTACGCTGCACTCTGACCAAGGCTAACCAGAGCCTTAGTCCTCTTGGCTTTGGGGTTCTTAATAGTTGTGCTCTCATCAACCGCAAGTAGGAAACACGAACCTCGTGTAAAATGCTCCACATATTGAGCAACCTTTTTCGACGCGCCAAACCCCTCCACGTTGACCAATAGAATGCGGAGCTTCTTACGCTCCTCAACCCCAGCGGACAGCTTTTCACGTTGATTTTTGTTTGGGTTCGCACTCCAAACATATACCTCGTGTTCAATGTCCTCTGGTAAATGAGTCGGTATCTCTGATATCTGCCAGTTGCGATAGACTCCTTTGGGTGCGACGACGATAGCGGTGTCGATCTCACCCTCCTCGTAGAGCCAAGTGATGTTGTCGATGAGAACCTTTGATTTGCCACAACCCATCTCCATAAAGTAACCGTAGTTCTTTTTGTTATAGGACTTCTGTAGCGCAGTCTCTTGGTGCGCGTATGGTTTTGTTTTGTACTTGAACATTTTATTATTTTCCGAAAGGAACTACGTTGTCCCGTTCGAAACCCTCCAGCATATCCATAATAGCTTCCTCTTTTAGTTCAGGAAGTATGCCCCAAATCATAGCCGTAGCCTCTTCGATGTTGACCTTGCCCTTGTAATACAATTCACACACATCTAAAAAGTCAGCAGTGCTTACATTAATCTCCGTCATCCAATCCTCCTCCTGCCATGATAGCAAACTTGGCAGACTCCAAATAAAATAAAATTTCTGCGGGGTCGGGCTGGGTTGTCATCATCTTGATAGTCCCATCCTCTGCCTCCCCCATGATAACCACATCCTTTAGGATCTTTCCTGCAAGTTCACACACTGTTGGAACTGGGTCTGCTTTGAACACAAGTTTACTGTGCAGATAAACTACGTTATCGTCCGACATAATTACCCCTGTAAAATTCTATGCCATGCGGCACGGACTTCGTTCGCTAACTCAGGATTGCCGTCCTGCTTTTCTATGTCTTCGGCTTCATCCAATAGAATACCTTCGATCAAAGACACTGCTTCTTGCCACTGCATCCTCGGTTCTTTGTCCGCGATAGTTTGTTCGTCAGGCATTAAATGTGTTTCCATCTCAGACTCCTTGTCCCTATTTGATATAGTATCAAATACTATCGAACTGTCAACAACCTCAAGGCCACATACATCGCAAAAGATAGTTCCGTCTACTTTACTCAACGTAAGTTTGCTACAACATTTGGGACAGCGACCTGCGTCCAACCGCATTTGCCATGACCCATCGCCATCAGTGAAATGTTTCATCTGTATCCCCCTCCTCATCTTCATCTTCCTCTTGGTCGGCTTCTGCCCCCAGGACGTTTTGATTTGCTACCAGCAACGCTGTTGCGATAAGCTGATTAACCACGATAGGCGAGTCACGATTGCTGGCTATCGCCAGTCCTGCGCCCGTAGACAGCATGACAAAGGCCGCATAGTCTGGGTCTAGATCCAACTCTTTCATCTGGTCGAGCAAATCCATTACCAAATCTGATGCCTTGTCCGCCTTTTCTTTTTCCGTCTTCATTTCTTTAGTTCCTCTACCAAGGCTGTTTCAACATCCCCCACGACATATCCTTTTACCGCAAGGCTGTTGTTGTTTTTCATGGCTCTGGCCTCTGCAAATGCGCTAGCCTCTTCCTTGTCTCGCGCCACCACTTTATATTCCTTGATGCATTCCACAGCCACCAGCACCTTATACTTTGTGGCGTTGTGTCTACTTTTTTTCATCCGTGACTGCACGAAACTTTCCTCCAAATATTTTCATCCAACATTCGCAACAGTAATACCACCCCTGCTCTATGACGATAGCCTTTTTGGCACACTTTCTGCAATGTATCATCCAAAATACCCCCACTTGCTAGTCCGCCCACGTTGCATAGCCACCTTCGTTGAGTATGTTTGTTGCGTCCTAGTTGCGCGTCTCTGCCCATCACGATAGTTATCAAAATGCAGCACTTCATCCATCTGTCGTTTGAGATGCGCCTTGAACTCCTCGACTGTCATGTCCGCCGCCCTACGCATAATAATCATCCTCCCACTCCTCGTTGAATACCTTGTCCAGATGTTCAATGATATCGTTCGGCAAGTAATTACGCGCTGGCTCATAGCCCAATGGTTCCACGTTCGGATTCCTTGGACCTCGATCCTTGATCCTTTGTTCTACCTCTGGCAACCAGTCATCTAGACGATTGCCGATTTCATTGCCTTCGGGAAACAGGATGGACTTGCCGTCCTTCTTGATGTCAAAGATCATGTAATTGTGACAGCCCCAGCTATCCGTCTCGACCTCATAGCCAAGGCTTTCAATCTCACCTTCAACCTCATGCGTTCCGTTCCAGCCATCGCCATCCCCGAACCCGAACTTTTCAAAGGCTTCTTCCCATTCCCATGTGATGTATATTCTAGGCATCTTGCACCTTCCTTTTCAGTTCAAACAACTTCGCGCCAATGGTGTATATCCGCGCCATTTGAGGGTATGCATCCTGCGTAAAAGCCCAGTCATCCTCATACCCATCTTCCAATAGCTTGTCGTGCCGCAGGTCTACTAAGTTAAGCAGGGTAGAAATTTCTGCTTCTGTTAGCTTTACCTGTACAGTCTTAACTTTCTTTGGTCTTCCACGTTTATTAAGCATTCTACATCTCCTCATGAAACAATGCGTAGTTTAAATCTTCCAAGCCCATCGTCACGATGAACTCGCGCCCCATCATAAATATCTTTGTGAAATGATACGTTGTATCACCATGCTTGATATCGACAGGCGTCATAATAAATGGGTCATCCCCAAAGTAGAACACAGCCTCTTCTGCCAAGCGAGGGTCACCTGTCTGACCATCCACTAAATCCAACACGATGCGTCTGTTCTGTATTCGCTTAAAGCTTTTATCATGTACACCCATTACACTATCCTCACATAACTGTTGCCATCTGTTTGCCATGCATCACCTTTGTCCTTCATGTTCAACGCATAAGCCGTAGCCCAAAACCTGTAACTGCCATTGTCTTCGATGAAGCCGTAATTGATATCGAACACCTTCTCTGGCTCTTCACCCGATGCCGAATAATGCCACGGCACACGGCAAAACCTTTCAGACCAATCATCACATGGTAACTCTTCTGTATCCACATGACCCAACTCTGCATACTCAGCCCGAACCCTATCATTTATCTCTAGGCAAAAGGCAGTGACAAACCCACGCTCGAAATCATCCAATTCTAAATCTTCTACTGGGTCATCAACAGGAATGGTCAGTTCCAATATACCTTCGTCCCTCTTGTAGGTGGCAATCTCCACGTCTGCTTGCCGCAATATCTTTACCACTTCGTCTGATGATTTAAATTGTGTTGACATTACTTTCCCTCCACTGAATTTCTATGCCGTTCTCGGCTGGCTTGGTTTGTGTGTTAGACATCAGGTCATGGCCTGAATTGTGATAGGTATTAACCTCGATAATCTCCCGACCATCCAACTCGTAGTAATCGCGTAACCGATAAATGAAACGTGATACCTCCGACCAATCCAGATGGTCTGTCGGGTGACAGGTAAACATAACCCCATCACCACGCAGGTCACCGCACTCACGCGCCATGTCCATCTCTTCAATCATCTTCTGTTTTAACTTGCCCATTTTCAATCTCCTCGGCCTCGCCATACATAATGCATTCAATACACGCGCTCTCGTAGAACTCGCACTCTTCACAGCCATCGACAGGTTTATATTTTTTAGTCATGTTCTTCATCCCACCCATAGGATCTAATGTCTTTAGCTAACTGCTTCTGGTCATATTCGCCATTAGCTAACTCAGCCAGAATTTCATGTATCTCGCTAGGCAGTGTATCACTGCCTAGCCATGCTTCAACTTGTGTTGGTGTTATCTTAGTCATCAGCTTGCCTCCGCATATGCGCGTAACATCTGTTGATGCGGCATATAATTTATCAGCTTCCACACTGTCTCACCGATATCCTCATCGTAAAAACTTTCAAAGACCTGAACCACCAAATCCCCGACATCACTGTCATAAGAAATGCGATAGTAATAGTCACACCATCTATGGTCTTCCATTACTTGCCTTGTCGACGTGTGTTCAAACAATGGTATCAGCCTTATCTCGCCACCGTCCTTGTTCTTGTTTGCCGCAACAAACGCGGACGCAAATTCGTCAGCCTCGAACCTTGGAAACTTCCATGCCCACTCCTTTGCCGCCTCGATGTGATGTGCCGCACCCTGCGGATAGCCGTCATAGTGTTTGTAAACACCATACATACCGTCATTATCCTCGAAAAAATAAACCGCTCTCGTACCCATTATTCGTCCTCCTCAAAAATACCTTCGAACATAAAAACTTCGCACTCATCGTTGATAACTTCACACAGCTTGCCGCGCAATTGGTTTAACAATGTGTCAGGGTCTGTACCCTTCGGGGCTTTCACACTGATGATATTGTCTAGCGTGAAATCAAAAGAAACTAGCTTTTCCATTACACAATCCTCCAGCCATCGTTGTTCAATAACTCTACCAAGTGAGACACATACCCATGTTCAACAACCAAGGCATTACCCAAAAACTGTGCCTCGTCATCGGTGTTATCAATCAGGTTCTGTAAAGCCTCGTCATTCTGTGGATAGAACAAGAAGATAGAATGATGATTAACTACCCGATAATCTCCGTCCTCGATCCACGAACCTATGTCCTGAACTTTTTGCAATTCTGTTGTCATGTCTCTTCTCCTCCGATATAATGAGTCATGGTTATATACCACCTTACATCTAACTATATCTAATAGTCAACAACAAAATAGCTTCTATAGTGTTTTCTACGGAAAAAAGTTTTTGAAAAAAAAATTTCTGAAAATGGTGGGATGAGTGGGATGAGTGGGATGAGTGTTGAAAACATTAACAAATTCTCATCCCGTTTTCATCCCGTTATAACACTACGGAGAGGAGCGCGAGACGAAAAATGGAAAAAGAAAAAGAAAAACCCACAGAAAACACTATAGACAAAACTGGCAAGGTAGGCAGACCAGCAGGGCTGACAGAGCGGCAAAGAACTTTCGCCAAGTATTATGTCGAGGGTAGATATAGCAATACTGAATGTGCGCGGATGGCTGGGTACGCAGACAAATCTGCCAACGTCCAAGCTTCAAAGCTTTTGAATGGTCATGATTTCCCAGAGGTTGTGGAACTGATAAAGGAATTACGGCAAGCGGCTGAGAGAAGATATGGCGTTACCCTTATCAATCAGCTTAAAAGATTAGACGAACTGTCCAGAGGGGCAGAAGAGTCGGGGCAATTCTCTGCCGCTATCAACGCTGAAAAGATACGCTCTGCCCTTGGCGGTTTGACAATAGACAGGCGCGAGGCAACCCATGTCCATCAGCTAGACAACATGAGCAAACAGGATATCGTAGCGCGTCTGGCAGAACTGAGAAAATCTTATCCTAATGCTTTTATTGAGGGGGATATAAAGAATGTCACGCCATCAGATGACAGAGAAGAAACTGTGGAACTCATTGAAACAATACCTACCGAAAAAGAGTCACGCCCAACGGATTGAAAACCGCGTATCTGAGGGGATGCCCGACTGCTATATCTGCATAGATGGTGTACCTATTTGGGTAGAATTAAAAATAATAAAAAATAATCGAATAGATATCAGACCATCACAGATAGCATGGCATACCAGTCATTCGCGCTGTGGTGGTGTAAGTTTTATTCTTAGTTACACGGCCTCGGAGGGGCTTGCATTTTTATTTGAGGGGGGTTTAGCGTCCCAGATCCAAGGTTCGCGGTTCGATGACCTGCGGCCTGCGGCCTTGTTCTCTGGATCTAAGGCTGAAGTAATGCAGCACCTGCGACCTGCGGCCTGCGACCTCTGGTCTATATAAAAAGAGGGGCACCTGCGACCTGCGCCTGCGCCCCTTAGTTTGGGAGAAACAATGCATATTCTAAATGGTAGGGGGAAAGATGCCAGGCTGTCAAGCCTGGCACTTGGTTTTAGTGTTTGGGGTATGAAACGGTTTTGACAGCAGGCGACCAGCAAGCGCGGCACTTGCCGCAATAGCCTAGATCCAGCTTGCCTATCGCTTTTTCTTTCTTGGCTGTCTTGTATTCATCATGGGTTATCATCTCACCGTTTTTCTTTGTGCGATATGCCTCGCATAACTTGCCGATTGCTTTTTGGATATCAGTAACAACCGCGCTTGAATTTTCCCATGACTCAGGCGGGGCATCATCAACCATTGTTGCGCTATACCTAACAACCGCATTGGCTGGCAGGCTGTCCATCTTTAAAGCTTCCTGCCATAACTTGCGCTCTTTGGTTGGGATCCAATGCTTTTTATTTGGTGTAAGCTTGGCAACCGCTATAATTTTTAGGCAATGCGCGACGCTCCGCACGTCGCCACTATCAAACCAGCGCATTGTATCTTTGCGCGATTTGTTTAATAGGCCCGCCATGTCCTGTACAAAATTGTCAGCGTTTAAAAAATCCAGCCTAGCCTGCATGGCGTTCTGTACTACAGGCCACGGGTAAGCCCCTTTCATAGCGTAGCAATCATGGCAAACCGAGCCTTTAATCTTGGCAAGCTTTTGACCAGTAACACAACCGAACGCGCTGATATTGAAACTATCACCCGGCATCTTTTTGGGTTTGGATAACATTGCAACCATTTTTTTCTCCTATATATTATGGTTATCTTATTTTATCTAATCTTTACATATAACACAAGTTTTATTTAATCCTGCGGCCTGCGGCCTGCGGCCCCGCGTATATGTATGAATGCAAAACAAAACAAGCCCGGAATATTCCGGGCTTGTTCAGGGAGAAACTCTCTAATCATCGTAGCGGTTTAGGCCGCGCTCCGTGTCCGCATATTGCTGAACAGTATCGAAAATCCACGGGCAAGCTTCGCGGAGCTTGCGCCTATTTTCTAAATCCAAGTACCCGACTGCGGCATGAAGGCTATCCACTGCCTCGCGGATGCTATCGATACGGGTATCGGCGAGGCCGATACCCTTTAAATAGTGATGATAGAGGCCGCTCATTATGCAATCTCCTTATCATATGGCTGGATTAAATCATCGGCCTGGGCTTCGATATGGGCTAGCTCTTCTGCCCACTCGGCAATCTGTTCTGCCAAGTTTTCCATAGCCTCTGAAACGTGCTGGTTTTTTGCTTCCATGCTGTCACAGTGTAAATCCTGTGATAACTCTTCAGCACAGGACCGCGCTTCACATACAGCACTAGCAAGCTTTCTTGCTATCTTAACTGAAAGTGTATCTAACATTTTTTTTCTCCTATTGGTTTAGTACCCATTACTTGGGCTTATCCTAATTTATCAAATTTTTAGATACAGGTAAAGTGTTTATTTATCCTGCGACCTGCATCCTGCGACCTGCGGCCTTGTACCAAAATTTCCGAAGGAAATTTTGGACAAAAGAAAAGGGGGCCGAAGCCCCCTGTCCTACCACCTTCCTGCTTTGGATAAGAACAATAAACCAGCCCCGAATATAACCGTGCCCAGTATCATGAATTGAGTAGCCAGTATGAGATGCAAATCGCGACCCCACATGTCGACTCCGGTAAGCAGCAGGGTTGCCCCTGCTGCTCCGAATAGTACTGACATTACTCCCCAGAACATTCGTTTCTCCGCTGCCATGCCCAGTCTGATACCTTGCCTTCGAACATCCGCTTCAGCCATGTGGCCTGTGGAACATTACTGGCATTGGTCCAAAGCCCGACAAGCTTGCTTATAAACTCTCGGTCTTCGAGCGGATGGTATTCTTTACCATCCTCGGCCCTGTCCGCTGAGATCCAGACCATAGGACCATTTACCAAGCGATAGAAGCGCGCTCTGTCGCACCACCTATCGACATTGTCTTTTCTAACCTGTCCAAGGCCCATGACCATAGTCCAGTCTATAACATAATGTTTATAGTCTGGGAGATTTTCCCAGTCTTTGACATCTTCTGCATTCCAATGTAATGCCATTGTGTTTCCTTTCTGGGGGGCATAAGCCCCCCTGTTAGAGATTGGTTTACTTAGGAACGATAACCGCTGATTTGTTCTGGGGGCGTTCGTTCTGCTTTACCCATTCTTCACCCAGCGCTGATACCCATAAATCTTTAGGCACATACATAGTC